TGGTTCCCGTATGCGGTCCCATATTCATTCGTCGCGTATGCCCGAATGTAATACCTGGTATCGGGGACAAGTCCAGTAATCGCCGACGTGAAGGCCCCTGGCGCGAACGGTAAGACTTGTTCTGCCTTATCGTCGGCCGTCGTCGGGTATTGACTGGTTGACCAACAATGGCCATATACGGAAACGTAAGCGTCGCCGAAGCTGGTAATGTTCCCGTGGCCGGTTGCCGATTCCGGACTTATCGCCGAACAAGCCTGGGTCGTAACGGTCGGGGGATTGGCTGTCGGCGTTTCCAGGACGACGTTGTCGCCGTACGCGGTCCCCTGGGTATTGGTCGCATACGCGCGGACGTAATACGTTTCGCCAGGGGTAAGGCCAACCAGGTCGGATTCGAAGACGCCGACGCCCCTAGCCCCCAGGGTCGTTTTGAAGTCAGCGGTCGTCGGGTTCGGGTCGGTCGCCCAAACGTGCCCGTGTTCGGTAACGGCGGAATCGCCAATGTCGGTCAGATTCCCGTTACCCGTCGCCGTTGTGGATTGAATGTCGGTACATTCCAGCGTCAGGACCGTCGGGGCCCCCGCCGCGAATGTAGTCAATTCGACTTCCGCGCCGTACGCGGTCCCTTCAGTATTCGTTGCGTAAGCGCGGACGTAATAAGTGGTACTAGGGTCAAGGGCCGTTATCGCTGAAGTGAAGGGCCCCGTTGCCACCTTCGCCCCGTTTTCGGTCTTATCGTCAGCCGTGGTCGGGCCGTGGGCTTCACTCCAACAATGGCCGTGTTGCGTAACCGCCGAATCCCCCAGGTCGGTTACGTTACCATGACCAATCCCCGAATCATGGTCAATGGCGGTACATAATTGCGTTATTACAGTAGCGAGATGAATATAAGGAAACTCAATATACAGTCTAACTTCGTCATTGATAAATGTAGGAGTATCAAAGATTACTTCCTCCCAAGTTTTAACCGTTTGTAAAGTGCTGGCGTCGCCCAGGACCTTGCGCATAATGACGCTATCGTCGGAAACCTTGTTAATACCAAAAAGGATATTACCTGTGGGATTACCAACTTTTAAAATGTAGAAAGCTAGTCTTGATACAGTTCGACCAGGTATGGTAAGCCTCTGCCCTTCTCTATCAAATGTTGAAGTAGGAAACAAAGAATTCGCAGTATTTTCAATAATCTGTTCTTCCGAGCTAACACCATAGCGATATTTGTAACACATATCGTAGGTTTCATTATCAGTCCAAACTCCAGTCGCCCTTATTCGGTAAGTCCGAAGTTCATTGTCTTTTACATTACCACTATTGAAACGAACGGAAATTAAATCAACCATTACCGACCAACCTTTCCTTCACGGCGTTGCGCTTCGGTGATTGCGCTGGCGAACCGGCGCATTTGCGCGTCGTTTTCCATGATAAGCGGGCCGCCCTTGATTTCGACCGTTTTCGCCCCGCCGAAGCCGCCGGTCATTGCCACGATACCGGCGGTTGCCGCCCCCGCGATTGCCAGGCCGATTCCTAGTTGGGCCCAACCGACGGGCCCCGAAAGGGCCTTGACAATGGCCTGGGTAATGGCCAGGGCGCGAAGGGAAGTAATAAGGGTCCGAATATAAGGTATCATTGAAATAATCGCCGACACGGTTGTCATCATTGCCCCGCCGGTCATAAGGAAGGTCGCGGCCAGCTTCGCCGTCGGGTTGTCAATCTGATTGACCAGGGCCCCGACCGCGGTCAATGCGCCCCCGACCGCCGTCAGCGTCATTTTGAAATCCAGCGACGCCAGGGTCGCTTGTTCAGTCGTCCCCGCGAAGTTCTTCATTTGCGCTGAAGCTTCGTCCCTCATTCGAAGGACCATTACAGTTGAAACTTCGTCGGCCATAATTCCCCCTTATGGTTGCCAATCGCCGCCGAATTGGACGACGTTTTTGACGCCCCGATATATTACAATTTCGTCCAGTAACCGTTCGGGCATTTCCCCCAGGACGTCCGGCGGGAAGCCCGTTTCCGTAACCAGCATTGCTTCCCTTAATTGCGGCGGAACGCGAAAACGTGTCGGAACTTTGAAAGCAAGGGCCAGCCCTTCGCCGAGTTCACGGCGCCGCTTTTTTGTAAAGGGAAGTTATCCCTGAAAAGTTCGTTGACCTTCCGTTTCAAAGCTTCGAACACGGCTTCGGATTGTTCGCCCAGGACTTCGGCCGTCACTTCGCCGAAGGACCAGGAAACGACCTGGTTCAAGATGATTATTTCGTTGACCGCGGTCCAATCTATTCGTTCAAGGTCAACGGTAACTTCCACTTCTTCGACGGCCTTCGTTCGAATGGGTCCGCCGTCTTCCCCCTGGGAAACCTTCAGCTTCCCGACGCCTTCGGGATATGTCAGGTATTGGCGGGTTATTCCTTCGACGGCCACCTGTGTCTTATGCTTCATTTCAGCGTACAGTTCGGCCGTGTTCCCGTCGGGCAAGTCAATTTTGACTGTCTTCATTTCGTCTTCCCCCCTTATTCGATTTTACGTTACGGGAAAGGTGCCCCTGGATACCGTTCCATTGACCTGAAGTTCAGCGGACGCCATGACCAGGTTCCCGACCCTGGACGTTATCTTATAGTTCCGGACCCAACATTTGCCGTAATACTTAATATCGCCAGCCGTTTGACCTTCCGGACCATAATTGAAGTCAACCGCGGCCGTGTGGGTCCGAAGCGGCCCCAGGACCGTATCGGGTCCGACGTCAACGTCGTCCGACCACATGAGTTCAAGGTTGATTATCACGTTTTCAAGGGACGGGTGCCAGTTCCGGCCGCCCGCGCCAAGCGCGGTCGCGTCCGACAATTCCCTGGGCCCAGGAAGCCCGTCAACCGACACAATGTACGGCGACAAGTCACTTGATACGGCCCCCACATTGTCAATAAGGAATGCGCTTTCCTGGGAATCAACGAATACTTCTGTCATTTCCAATTACCCCCTTTTTATAACCTGGGCGGAAGGCTTACTGTGCGCCCCCTTGCCCGCTGATATGGGCGATAATCCGCTTCCCCATATCATTGACTATCGTTTGTATTTGCGGCTTCAGTTGTGCGAATACGCGCCTATGGTACGGGTTCGGCTTCGCGGGCCCGACCGACTTCCGGAAGAATTCCTGGCCCCCAATGAAGAAGTGAAGGGCCTTCGCGTTTATTGCGAAGACCGGCCCGCGACCTTCGCGGACAATGAAGCCGTAAAATACCCCCAGGGCGGAACGGGCCGCCTGGCGGATTTCAAGGACCTGGTTCATGGGCCCGCCGATTATCTGGAAGACGGTTGACCTGGCCAGCTTGCCGGATACCTTCGGGGTCGCGTTCGCCAATGGACCAGTCCCCGTCGCCGGTACGATAAGCCGACCCAACTTCCGGAACCCTTCGTTTATCGAAATACGCGTCACGGTATCCCCCGCTTCATTCACGCGGCGGCCCAGGTCTTCCAGTTCGTGATAATCGAATTCCATTTCGGCCATTATTCAACCCTTCCTGGGTCAACGATTTCCCGAACTTCAAGGAAGTGTCTTCGACCCCGATACCCGCCCTTCTTTTCCTGGATAAGGTCAGGCGTATTCGCCATTGTGACGTCGGTCCGCTGGACCCCCGCGACCCCGTTCAGCTTCGGGTATGCGGCCAGGGTATCAATGACCTTTTGCGTTTCGGTCCCGACCCTGGTATCCAATTCGGTCAAGTCGCCCCGCCAGGGGACCATGACGTCCACGTTATAGGTCCAGATACGCCTTTCCATTTTCAAGGTGATTTGTTCTTTGCGGTGTGAATTATAAGAAACGACGACGACGCGGGCCTTCCCCTTTCCCATTGGCCGCCGGTCGTATAGCTTCGTATTATCAGCGTCGAAGTCAGCGTGTTTGATAATGGTCGCTATAATTCCCGCTTCGATTGTCGCCTGGCCCATTTTATACCCTTCCTTTCGCCGTTTGTATCTTCGTTTAGCTTCAAAAATTCAGCCGGCTGCCAGCTCGTCGCTGTCATTATTTCGGTCAATAGACGTCAATCCCTGGGTACGAATCTTCGCGCCTGGTAAATATCGGTTCCTTCGTATTCCCTTCGTCGTCAACCGCGGAACCAGCGGCCAGGTTCGCCAAGCGGCCGACCCGCCGACCGGCGCGAAGGCGGTTTTCCTTGATTGCCTTCAATGCCGACTTCAGCTTGTTACCATAAGTCCCCGCCCTGGTTTCCCCTGGTTGCTCGACTTCTTCGTCGGGGTTGTAAGTGTTCGCCGGTACCGTTGACAAAAGGACCGCGGCCGCCCCGTACGCATTGGCCGCCTTCAGGTAAGCATACGCCGTCGGGTAAACGGTTTCGTCAACGGGGACGGTATAACCGACCTGGTCCAGTTCCCGATTCAGGTCCGCGGCCACATTATCCAGTTCGCTTTCGACCTGGGCCAGGGACGGGACCGTGTCTTCCGTGAAGGTCCGGTCTTCGACAAGGTCGCCGATTAAACGTTCGACGTCTTCATGTTCCGCGTAAGTATTCGCTTCAACTGTCATGGCAAGC